GGGTGCGCACCTCTATATTATATATAGGTGTTTACACACCCCCATGCAAGCATGTACACACCCCTATGTGGTGGGGCGCTATGCTTACGCCCCGCCCACACATAGGAGTGGTCATACATGCACCGCGCGAGAGGAGGTAAAAAATGAAATTTGGAAATAATTTAAACTATGACTTTTTAAACGCAGCAAAATGTATGCCTATGTTGAGACATAAAGAAATAAATAAGCAATTCGATATAAGAAAAAGCGAAGCTGCAAAATGGATTTGTTCACAGCCGGAAGTGTTGCAAAAAATTTTTGATATGGCAAGAAGAAAAGGACTGATTGAATACGACTCTGAAACAAAGACTTGGAAAGGGATTGATTATCATGATTGAATTTTTTATGGCGATGATTCCGCCAACAAAAACACATCAAGAAAAACGAGCGACAATTTGCTCAGATAAAAAAATTAGATTTTACGAAGATGAGGAACTAAAGGCCGTAAGGCAAAAGCTAAAAGCTCATCTGGCAAAATTTAGACCCAATCGAAAAGCAGTAGGTCCGGTAAGGCTCGTAGTGAAATGGTGCTTCCCAATCAAAGGCAAGCACAAAAACGGCGAGTGGAAAATAACTAAGCCTGATGTGGATAACTCAAACAAGCTTTTACAAGACTGCATGACGGACCTCGGCTTTTGGAAAGATGACGCACAGGTAGCAAGTCTGATATGCGAAAAGTTTTGGGCAGTAATACCAGGAATATGGATCAGAGTTGAGGAGCTGGACAATGATACGAACTAAGAAAAGCAAAAAGCAAAAAAGACCAATCGAGCAGGTCCCTCGTTTTGAAATCATAAAATTGCAAAACCTACTGCACATATCAATCATGGTGCGAGTGCTATGGACAGTGTACGGCTGGAGAGAAAAACGCATCGGATATTTCCTCGAAGCGTACATGAGTCTGCTCGGAGAGGTATGGGACCAGAGGTGCACGGTCAATCAGATGATAGACGGAACGAAAGACATGACTGGGCACGACATAAGGCAGCTAGTAGACGACATGATTAAGTATGGGAGGTAGCAATGAAATGCGAACTATGTGGGAAACGAATCAACGAGTACGGCAAGTATAGTGCAGTTATAGCAGGCAAAGAGCATTATCTCTGTGTTTGGTGCTACAAGAAGACACAGAGAAATAACGAGATATTGAAGAATAAAGAGAGGTAAAACAATGATATTAGCATATGGAATCGTAACAGTATTAGCAGTAATCGTCGGAAGTATCGCAGGACATACATTAACAAAGTATTTTGCAAAGCGAAGAGCCGAGAGGCTGTTTGAGAGACTTATAACAAAAGCATTTGAGGAGTCTGTAGATAAAATTATCAAAGAAATATCGGAAAAGCAAAAGGGCAACGAGAGTTTAAAGGAGAGCAATCACATGAAAAATATAAAGTTGGGAGAATAGAGATGTATAAAGTTCCAATGGAAATTCCAAAACATTGTAATAAATGTCCGTTTGGCAGACATCAATACACCAAACCTTTTGGTCGAGTGAAGATAGGATAGACCCTGTAGACTTTAAATCAAATATCAAGAATACATACGGATATGTATGCAATATCGACTTTAACGAAAATGGAAAGTACACACAAGTACTACGGGCTCAAATTGGAAAGGACATTGAAAGGCCTGATTGGTGCAAACTTATAGATATGGATGCGAAACGATTGAAGAGGTGAAAGATGATACCAAAATTTAGAGCATGGGATAACGAAAATAAATGTTGGACAAACTATGCAATCACAGACGACTTGCAAATATTTTACGACAAATATACAGGGTGTTGGCATCGCAAAAACAAAGATAGGTTTGTGTTAGTGCAATCCACAGGACTAAAAGATAAGAACGGAGAGGAAATATACGAGGGGGACATAGTGAAGCCAGTATCTTTTGCAAGTTGGATAGGTGTAGTTAAATATTCCCCTGAAAATGCAGCATATATTCTTGATGACCATAATAACGAGTTTATAAGAGGTGAAAATGTATATTTAAGCCAATTCAATGAGGGATTAGAGGTTAAAGGCAACATATACGAAAACCCTGAGTTAATGGAGGTATAACGATGAGATTAATAGACGCAGAATTGATGAACCAGATTTGTAATCACACATCATTAAGCACATGGATACCAACATCAGTAGCATTGCCAAACGAACCAGAACCTGTACTAATGAAGTTGATTTGTGCGATATTAAAAATATAAGAGAGGTGTAACATGCAAGAAATGATTATATACATCAGCGGTAGGATTACCGACTATGACGACTACGAGAAGACTTTTAAAGAGGCAAAGGAAATGCTCTTTGACGAGTATCCTGGGGCAGAGATTATTAACCCAGCTGAAATAGTATTGCCAGAGGTCTGCGATTGGGATGACTACATGGCGATATGCCTAAGGCTTTTAGATAAGGCTACACACATCTACATGCTTGACAATTGGGTGCACTCAAAAGGCGCTTGCACTGAGCACTTATACGCACTAAAGAACGGCATAGAAGTTTTATGGCCAGAAAGTTCGCCATACAGATAGGAGCATGCGATGGGTAATAGAACGAAAGCACTGAAATATATTGCAGATCACTATGGATACATGGGGCAGAAGGATATGCTGATAGAAGAATTGGCCGAACTCATACAAGCTCTTAACAAATTCGAGAGGTATGAGCACGAAAGCGGATTCCTTGCTAATCTGATTGAGGAGGTTGCTGACGTAGAGATCATGTTAGCTCAAGTCAAATATTTGCTAGGGATTAATGAGCGAGTAGAGCATGCAAAGTTTTTCAAGGTCGAGAGGCAAATAAAGCGAATCGAGGAAGAAGGCACGGAGCGAGGTGTATAGCCATGGTGGACTACGAACAGATTAAGCAGCTTAAAGCATTGCGCAGGGAAGCCGAAGGACTTAAATACTCTATCGACCATGCTAAGCCTGAAATAGTCACAGACTACTACAAGGACTACAAGACAGGTCGAGGAATCCCAAAAACGCTTGTAGGAGTCGATTTTGACTGGAAGGGTATATCGAGTAGGGAGAGACGGTTAAAACGCAAGCTAGACGAAATTAGCAAGCTAATTGAGGCTATAGAAAAGGAGATAGAAGCTATAGGCGACCCTGACATGAGGACAATACTTCGAATGTACTACATAGAGGAGCGTTCGCAGGAGGAAACCGGAGGAGTCCTAGGATATGACAAGGCAACTATCTCAAGAAAAATAAAGGCATTTCATGAAAGTTGCAACAAATGCAACAAAAAACTGTGATATATTGTATTTAGCGAAAAGGGAATTGTGGCTTCCTCAAATTATTTCTCATATAATAACTCGCAGAAGGCGCTCAAGATTGGGCGTCTTTTGTGTTGCTGCAAAACAGACGAAAAGAGAGGTGGTGGTGTGGCAGGATATGACAATATCAGAGATGCAAATCAAAAACGAACGCCGCACGAGCGCCGAGAATTGGCAAAAATTGCAGGAAGGGCGAGCGGTGTTGCGAGACGTCGCAAGGCAAACTTTAACAAGACACTAAATATGCTGCTTACGGCTGAGATAGATTCACCGGAATGGAAGCCGTTACTCGATGAGCTTGGAGTTGATGCAACACTAGAAAGCGCGATGCTGATGGCTCAAATCAAAAAGGCTCTATCAGGAAATGTAAAAGCAGCTTATTTTGTAGCACAATATGCAGGTCAATCGTTTAACACCGATGCAGACAACAAAGAGCAAGAGGCTAGAACCGAACACATCAAAGCGCAGACTGCAAAGGCTAAAGGTGAAGACGCACAAGAAATTGAGGACGACGGCTTTATCGATGCACTTAAAAGCGAGGCGAGTGACGTATGGGAAGACTAGTACAAGCTTTTAAGTTTAAGCCGTTTAGCCGAAAGCAGAAAAAGATTTTAACATGGTGGCTTCCAGAATCACAAGTGCATGAGATGAACGGTATCATCGCAGACGGTGCGATTAGATCAGGCAAGACGGTATCGATGGCACTATCATTTGTGATGTGGTCGATGGAGACGTTTAACGGCGAAAACTTTGGCATGGCCGGTAAGACTATCGGTGCGTTTAGGCGTAACGTTTTAAAACCGCTTAAATTAATGCTTTTTGCTAGGGGCTACAGGTTCAAAGACCATAGAGCCGACAACCTACTCGAGGTAAGTCGCAACGGTGTAACGAATTATTATTATATCTTCGGCGGTAAGGACGAACGCTCACAAGACCTTGTACAGGGTATTACGCTCGCCGGGTTCTTCTTCGATGAAGTCGCACTTATGCCTGAGTCTTTCGTTAACCAGGCAACGGCACGATGCTCAGTCGAAGGTTCGAAGTGGTGGTTTAACTGCAATCCGGATAAGCCTAAGCACTGGTTCAAAGTAAACTGGATTGACCAGGCTGCAGAAAAGGATTTAATCTATTTGCATTTTGCGATGGACGACAATCTGTCGCTATCAGAAACGATAAAAGAAAGATACAGGCGCCAATTCGTGGGCGTCTTTTTTAAGCGATTTATTCAAGGGCTATGGGTTGCAGCAGAGGGGCTTGTACATCCTCAGTTTGCAGACAAGGCTCAAGCTTACGCAATAAGCTACGACAAGTTAATGCCTGTTGACGAAAATGGTAATCGCAAGAATGCACATCGGATAGTGCAGATTTATATCGGCATAGATATCGGCGGTACAAATTCACACACGCCGTTTGTTGCTACAGGATTTACTAAAGGCTTTAATAAGCAGATTAGACTGTACTACAAACGAATTAAGCACAGCAAAGGAACCGTAGACCCTGACAGGATTTACGCAACTTTTAAGGAGTTCATTAACGAGGTAAGAGCACTTTATCCAGGCATTCCGATTGTGGCTGCGCTCGTCGACAACGCTGAGCAGCTAATACTGAATGGACTGGCAATATACTCAGCGCGAAACGGTCTAGGGGTCAAGGTTGCAGGATGTCGCAAAACGGAATTCTCTGACAGGGTCCTTGCTTACAATTCAGTAATTAACACAAATAGATTGCTGTGGGTTTCGGACTTCTGTGAGCCGATTGCTGACTCTATATCCGAAATGGTGTATGACAGCAAGAGCAAAAAAGAAGAAAAACTACTCGACGACTTTTCAACAGACGTCGATACATACGATGCTGACTACTACTCATGGAGTCAGTTTATTGACTATTTTCATCCAATGGAGGGATAAATGGCACACGTTAAAGAATATTTAAATAAACAGGGATATGACGTGAATGAGAAGGCTCTCGCGATAATGGACTTGTGCGATTCCTGGTACTCTAATGATCTAATAGACAATTTTCACAACAGGGTGACAGTGAATAACGTAAGATACGAAATGGAGCGTACGGGCTTTGCTAAGAGGGCGTGCGAGGACGATGCAAACCTTTGCGAGGTGGTAGACATTGTTACAAACTCGGAAAGCGCTAACGGATTTATTGAGAATCAGTTAGCAAAAGACAAGTTTTCAAAAGCTATTCGTAGACAGTTAGAGCTTATGTCTGCGCAGGGAACCGTCGGAGCTTATGTCAGAGTTGTTGGTGCTGATTTATTTGACGATTCTTCGCTGAAGGGTGGCACGATAGAATTGATCTATGTTGAGCCTAGTGGAATATTCCCGCTAACAATCTCAAAAGGCATAGTTACAGAATGTGCCTTTGCTTCCGAAAATATAGTCAACGGCAAGACCGAAACGACCATTGTTACGTTCACTATTGAAGATGACAAGTATGTTTCAAAGACAATGGTTTTGGATGTTGACGGCAAGGAAGTTTTCGAAAAGGGTTCAGAGGTTAGGCTGGGGGATGTTAAGCCTTTCTCAATTCTAACGACTGCAGTTGTTAACAACATAAAAGACATGAAGGGGTATGGATATCCAAAGATTTATGCAGCCATTCCGATACTGAAGAGCATCGATTTAATCTTTAATGTGCTATTTGGAGACCTGGACAAGGCTGACAAGATGGTGCTTTATAACGAGGCGCTGTGCGAGTTTGACAAAAACGGAAATGCAAAGACTCCAAACAAGCAGCATAAAAAGACATTCGTTTCGATGGGCGAAAAGCTGCCTAACTCCGACGACCTAATTCAGGAGATAAATCCAGTTATCCGTATTGACAGCATAACCAAAACATTTGAGTTATCACTATCTTTGCTTTCAACGATGTTCGGATTTGGTACACGCAAATACAGCTTTGAAAACGGACAGATCAAGACTGCGACAGAGTACATCGGAACGAAACAAGACTCAATGCAGGAGCTGAACAAGCAAAGACAAAATCTGACTGACTATATTGAGGATCTTGTAAGAGCTCTTCTGTGGTTTTCAAACACGTTCATGGAAACAAAGTATGATCTTGCAGAAGAAATCGTAATCACTTACGACGACAGCTTTATCACAGACAGACAGAGCGAGCTCGATTCCATGAGAGCTGACGCGCAAGCCTTTGGACTGCCGAAGCTTGTCAAGAGATACATACAGGATAAATACGGACTTACAGAGGCTGAGGCAGAAGCCTGGTACAATGATGTGGAAGTCGATGACGAAACGGAGGCATAGCTATGCTATCCGATTATCAAAAAGAGCAATTAAGTGCTGAGATAATACCGATGTTCCAGGACCTGGAACAAGATACAATCCAGGATATAGCGCGTAGGCTCAGAAAAGCAAAAAGATGGACGGAATCTGCAGAGCTCCAGGCTAAGGCTCTTGAATCGCTAGGTTATAGTCCTAGCGAAATACAGACGCGCGTGCTCGATAAATTGCACGCTGACAAGGATTTTATCGACATGCTGAATGAGAACACGCTTGAGCATAAAAAACTTGTTAGAGAGCGAATCAGAGAGACTGTAGACTCGGCGCAAGCTCACGGAGATAAGATAATCGGACGAGCTGGCGATATGTCATTTGCAGATGATGTTGCATTTTGGAAGACAAAAGGTCAACACTTAAAATCAAGCCCAGCACTAAAGCAAATCTCCGCAGAAAGCTCCAAACGTCTTGAGCATGAACTCAAATCACTAACTCATTCTACAGGCTTTAAGTTTATTGGAGCGCCAGTTTCGGTAGATCAAGCATTTAATCACTCAATGGATAAGGCTGTGATGAATGTTGCGAGCGGTGCTTTCTCGTCAGAGCAAGCGGTCGAGCAAGTCGTTTCGGAGCTTGAAAAAAGTGGACTAAGGTATGTAAATTATGCGTCAGGGGTCACAAGAGGCATAGATGTGGCTGCACACTTGGCAGTTAGAACGACTTTAAATCAAATGGCAGCGGATATATCGATGAGCAACGCCGAACAGCTTGGAACGGATTTAGTCGAGGTTTCCTCACACGGTGGAGCACGAGACGGAGACGGACACGCAAATCATGCAGGATGGCAGGGCAAAGTCTACAGCATAAGCGGAAAGGCTCATCCGAAAGAAAGCAAACGATTAGGCTATAGAATTTTAAGCCTGGAAGCAGTGACAGGTTATCCGCACGATCCAGCAGGATTATGTGGGTATAACTGCAAGCATACGTTTTATCCATTCCTCGAAGGAATTTCCGACCCAACACCACTTGAAAAGGAACCGGCTCCGGTCAAAGTCGATGGCAGAACATACACGTTTTATCAGGCAACACAACACCAGCGCAGACTTGAAAGAGAACTTAGGGAGTTTAAAAGACAACATCTAGGCGGACAGAATATGACTGCTGCCATTACAGCAAAAGAACAGCAATACGCTCGATTTTGTGAGAAAGCAGGGCTCAAGCAGAACCTCAATAGACTTTATGTTAAGGGCTACAAGAGAGATTTTGAGTATATAGGAAAAAGACATGATGTTGCAAAAAAGCATGATGTAGTATATCGTGCCAAGAATATTACAGATATTAATGATTTGAAAAATATAAGCAAAAGTGATATAATTAATATGCAATCATTAGATGAGATAAAATTGTATTTTGCTGAAAAACACTCGATAAATTTGGTGGGCTTTGAAAAGCAAAATTTAGATAAGTTAAAAATAGTATTAGCTGGATATGATGATTGCTTTGAGACATTCCCTGGTTCTTCATCTGTTGTAAAACAAATTTCATACAATCCTAGATTGCGCGTATATGGAAAGTTGAAAACAGATGGGCGCTCCGAAATAGGAAAAAGCGGCATTGGTAGTTACGGAACCGGGATACATGAAGCTGCGCATGCGGCGGACTTGTATAAATCTTCGTATGGCACACATTCTTTTGCCGATGAAGTTTTTTCAGACGCCCTAAGGCGTTTGAAATTAAAGAGAACATCAAGAAGATATTATAATCTTGCTTATGAGATTACTGGAGAACCTGAAAGTATTGACGAATCATTCGAGATGTTTGCATATTCTACAGAGACAGTCATGGGTAGCGGTAAGGGAAACGATTTATCTAATATGATTTTTAAAATATCGGAGGAACATTATGCCAGAAAAAACTGAAGCGTTAAAAATTGAAGAGGCTAGGCTTGTTGCAGAATATTGTTCTTCAGATTCGGACGAAGGTTTTGAGGAATACTTGCTGAATCACGGGTCTAAAGAATGGGTTGAGTATTACTTAAAGGTAAAAGCATATAAAAAACGTGAGTATAAAAAGGGTTGGATAATAAACTGATTTTATACCATCGTTAATTTAATACGTTATTAAACATCGCAAGCAAGCGATGTTTTTTTATTGTCGTTTGTTCATTCGACGTAAAACAGGACAAGAACGGTAGTCCAAGCGTAAGCACTCGCAGGACGTAAAAAGAAAGGAAACTATTACAATGGCATTTACAAGAGACTCACTAAAGCAATTTGGTATCACAGACGATGAGGTTATCACAAAGATACTCAACGCACACCACGCAGAACTAGATCCTGTAAAGGACAAAGCAGACCAGTATGATAAGGTTAAGGCTGATTTTGACGAGCAGACGAAGTCAATTGAGGGGCTAAAGGCCTCAGTAGGAGACAAGGAAGCAATGCAGAAGCAAATCGAAGAGCTTAAAAGTGCATCTGAGCAGAAAGATGCTGCACATAAGAAAGCCATCGAAGACATGCAGAGCAAGCTCGAAGGCGCAGAGTTTGACAAACTGTTAGATGATGCCATCTCAAAGGCAGGTGGTCGTAGGGCTGCAAGTATAAGAGCAGAACTCAAACTTGATGAGCTGAGAGCAAGCAAGGATCGTTCAAGCGACATCGAAGCGGCAATAAATGCGTTAAAGGAAGCCGAGGACACATCGTTTCTATTTGGGTCAAATGCGAATCCAACAGGGGCGAAGGTAAGCACTTCTGGAAACGCAAGTGGCGGAGTAGGTGGTACTGACGAGGCTATAGCCACAGCAAGGGCTGTGATGGGTCTCTCTACAAAGGGAAAGGAAAATTAAAATGGCAAATCAGATTTCAAAATTCAAAATGTACGTTGACCTTCTAGATGAGGTGTATAAGACATCATCAGTTACTGCAGTGCTCGACGGTGCTCCAGAACTAGCACAGCAGGGCGCAAATGCAGATGAGCTTGTTATCCCAAAGATTGACATGGATGGGCTTGCAGACTATGACCGTTCTGCAGGATACACTATGGGAAGCGTAGAGCTAACTAACGAGACTGTAAAGTGTAACTTCGACAGAGGTCGTAAGTTCCTCGTAGATGCAGACGATGATGCTTCTACTGCTGGAGTAGCATTCGGAAGACTATCGGCAGAGTTCGAGAGAACAAAAGTAATCCCAGAGCTCGATGCTTTTAGATTTGCGAACTACTGCAAGAAGGCTGGTGCAAATATTGCAACAAGCACAATCACAGACGGCGCATCCGCAATTAAGGCTATTGCAAAGGCATACGACACAATGACCGACAACGAGGTACCAGAGGACGGAAGAATCCTATTCGTATCTCCAACTGTACACGGAATGATCAGAGACCTAGACACAACTAAGTCAAAGGAGATTCTAGAACAGTTCGCACTCGTTCAGAAGGTGCCAGCTAGCAGATTCTTCACGGCAATCGAGATGAATGATGGCAAGACTGGTGGCCAGGAGAAGGGCGGATACAAGAAGGCAGCAACTGGTAAGGCGCTAGACTTCTTGATCGTTGAGCCTTCTGCTGTTATCCAGTATCAGAAGAGAAATGTTAACAAGGCAATCGCTCCAGAGGATAACAAGGATGCAGATGGATGGCAGTTCAACTTCAGAGAAATTGGTATCGCAGACGTTTACAACAACAAGGCTAACGGAATAGCTGGAGCTTGTAAATAATAGGAGGTAAACAATGGGCAGAATAGTAGGATTGGAATTTAACGATAGTGATGAAATTATCGTTACAGAAGATGTGGAACCTGAGGCAGTAGAAACGAAAGGTAGCAAGTAATTATGTTAAGCGTATCGTTAGCGGAGTATCAGAGCATCTATGCGGATGTACAGAGCGAAGAAGAGTATGCAAAGCTTTACGAGAGAGCAGCAATCTTGCTGCGTGGCTGGACTGCAAGAAGAATTGATAAGGTTGTAACGGAGGATGACTTCCGTTACAGCCAAACAGTATCAGCAATAGTCCATACAATCCACTCGCTAGCAAGTCAAGGCGGTACTGAGGGTGTTATTTCGGTATCAAACGACGGATACTCCGAAACATACGCATCTGCCGAGGACCGCAAGTCGGAGCTTAAAAGTGCTATCTTCGAGATTCTATCCGGGACAGGATTAATGGGGTGTATATAATGATTTTCACGGACACAATCACAATCTATAGCTACTACAAGGATAACGGCGCCGAAAAATGGCATAGAACGGTCCTAAAAGGGGTAATGTGGAAGCGAAAGAGAGTTCAATCCGTCAACATAGACGGAAAGCTGAACATTGTTGATACCGTATCAATCACCATCCCATATAGAGCCTTATATTTGCCGTATAAAGAGTTTTTATTATCTAGTGACAGATTGAATCATTGGACAATCGAAACCGCGTCAAACCTAAGCATAGCCGTCTTGGGAGAGTGTGATAAGGAAATAGGAGATAGCTATAGGTTAAAAGACCTCAAACGAGATTATTCGGATGTGGTTACTCTGAAATCTTTAGCAGACAATACAAATCGAGATCATTTGAAGAACTGGAAAGTGATAGGTGCGTAATGAAGCATGTAAGCTTGAAATTAAAGCTACAAAGCAATGATGACATAAAGCGCCGATTTGCTATTGAAAAGCAAGGAAAGGTGCAGATGTTCATCGACTCAGAGGTGCTAAGACGTTGCGTGCCTTATATTCCCAAAAATGATGGAGATCTCATTAAAAGCGGACAGATTAGTACTGTCATAGGTAGTGGCACTGTAAGGTATACGACACCTTACGCACGCAGATGGTATTATATGCCAGCTAATTTTCAAGGCGCGCCTAAAAGGGGAAATTATTGGTTTGAGCGCATGAAAAGAGAAGGCGGTGCTGCTGCAATAGCACGTGGCGCAAAGCAAATCATGGCGAAAGGGAGTGATTAAGTGACATTATCAGAATCAATCAAAATATGGATGAGAGGATGTCCTGGTCTTGCCCTCTGTGATGACTTTGATACAGACAGATTAAGAGCCGAGGCGGAAAGCTTGGGCATATACAAGCAACCGACCAACGAGACAGTCGACTATATTGACGGCAGTACACTATGCACTGACTATTATTATATCGTTGCTAGGCAAGAGGCTCAGGAAGAGCGCGACAGGGTATCAAATCAAGAGTTCTTGGAGCAGTTCGAGCAATGGATTGCGGAACAGAATTATAAATCGAATTATCCGCAAGGATATAACATCGAAGAGATCTTAGTCGCTAATTCGTTTTATATGCAAGAAACAGATGGCGAACAAGCTGTCTATCAGATTAGTGTAGGGGTGACCTACAGGAAGGAAAGGTAAAATGGCAGAACAGGTTAAGCGCATTAAAAAGCACATGATCGCACTGTTTATCAACACAGGCACAAAGGAAACAAAGAAGTGGACCAGAATCAAGAAGGCTACAAAGCTTGAGATTAAGCTTGATCCACAGAAGCAGGACTACGACTACATCTCAGATGAATCGCCAACAACAGAACTTGAAGGTTACAAGCCTGGAGTTGATGGCATGCCACTTACAATGTATAAGGGCGAGCCGGACTTTGATTTCATCTGGGAAAAGTTCTACGGACTTGCAACTGGAGCCGACGCAAAGGTCGAGGCTATGATTGTGTTTATTTTTGATGACACACCAAACGGTGCCAACAAAGCATGGCTTACAGAAGCAACACTAAGCATTGACTCGATGAATGCAGTTGAAGGTACGATTACATTTGACTTGCCATTTGGCGGCACAGTCGAAAAGGGAACAGCGAAGCTTCAGGCTGGCGTTCCAACATTTACTAAAGCATAAGTAATAAAGGAGTAATGATATGGCAGATATTTTAATATGGGACGGAGCTGAATACGTCCTTCCTAAGAAAACCCTAGCGGTGCAGAAAAAAATGGACGAGATTGGAAATTTGAGCGTCGCAAACAAGGGGGTTGAGTGCTATCGTAAGCAGTTTGAATTTTGCTCAGAGCTTTTGGGCAAGGATAATGTAGCAGTAGTTCTTGACGCAAAAAAGGTGGATGATGTTGATTTGCAGACCCTAACAATCTGCTACAACTCCATCGTTGATGCTTATCTGCAGAGGGTCCGTGAGCATCAGAGACAAAGAGAGGCAGAGCAATTAAATTCACCTGCGCTTGACGTAATTAATGACGTAGCGCAGAGCGTGGATAAGATTGCGAAGCTCAAATAATGCTAACTTTAACAAATCGTCTCCCCGACTCGATTGAGGTTCGTGGGAGGCGTTTTTTTTTAAACACAGACTATAGATACTGGCTAAACTTCCATAAATGTACTGATTTCAGGCCTTTATTTAAAGGCAATTCGCCTTGCGTTCAGACTGAAGGAGGCTGGGGAGTGCCTAACGATATATTCTTGGCACTTGTAGAGTTTTATACAAATCCTTGCCCTGTTCCAAAACAGAGTGATCCAGGTGTAGATACACTAGATTTTGATATTGATGCGGAGCTGATTTACAGTGCATTTTTGCAACAATATGGAATCGACATCATGGAAATCGAATTGCATTGGCACAAATTCAAGGCACTGCTAAAAGGCATCACTGATAAGACATTGCTCGGACAGGTAATAGGCTTTAGGGCGTCAACCGATAAAGAGTTTAGAGAGCAGCGAAACGCATGGGAGCTTCCAACAGTACTTACGGAAGAGGAAGAAGAACAGTATCGCAAGTTTGAAGAAGAGTGGGGATAGTAAATGAATGAAAATGTTTTAGAGATAAAAACCCTGCTTGATACGACAGGTGTAGACAAAGGTGTTGACAGTCTTTCTGGGAGCGTGAGTAGAGGCGCAGCGATGATAGGTGCTGCACTCGTAACGACTGCAGTAGGGCTTGGAACTTTGGCGATAAAGTCATTTGCGCAATACGAACAGCTCGCAGGCGGCGTAGAGACTTTGTACAAAAATAGTAGCAAAGAAGTCATGGCGTATGCAAGTAACGCATATAAGACGGCTGGCATGAGTGCTAACAAGTACATGGAGACAGTAACAAGCTTCAGTGCATCACTATTGCAATCGCTTGATGGCGACACAAAGAAGTCGGCAGAATACGCGAACAGGGCCGTGACGGACATGTCAGATAATGCCAACAAGATGGGCACATCGATAGAGTCTATACAGATGGCGTACCAGGGCTTTGCTAAGCAAAACTATACTATGCTAGATAACCTCAAGCTCGGCTATGGTGGTACTAAAGAGGAGATGCAGCGCCTTATAAAGGATGCGTCTAAGATGAAAGATGAGCAGAAAAAACTTGGAATTACTGTTGACGAAAACAGTATGAGTTTTGGCAATATCGTCAATGCACTAAGTGTAATGCAATCTCACATGGGGATAGCTGGAACAACAGCAAAAGAAGCAAACTCTACTCTAGAAGGTAGTGCAAATCAGATGAAAGCCTCGTGGGAAAATCTGCTTACTGCTTTTGCTGGAGGGGGAGATGTCGATAAGTCTATGCAAGCCTTTGCTGACTCAATTGCGATATTCTTAAGTAACTTAATTCCAAGGATAAAGGTTGTGGCTAAGAGTCTAGGCAAGGCATTTTCAAAAAGCCTTGTACCAGCGATTTTGAGAGGGTTGGGAAAGCTAGGTGATGCGGTCCCAATAATTAAGCCGTTGACATCAATCTTAAAAGGGCTAATTAAGAACTTTGATAAATTTAAGGTCTTAATCGTGATGGTTGCTTCTGCTTTTATTGCCTATAAAACAGTCGTTACAATTGTTACTGCAGCTCAGGTACTGTTAAATGCAGTTTTGTTTGCAAATCCTATTATGGTTCTCATAATGGCTATTGCAGCGCTCGTTGGTGGTTTTATTTACCTATGGAAAACGTCAGACGGATTCCGTAACTTTTTCATAGGAATATGGACCCATATCAAGAACTTTGTTGGTGCAGTTGTTGATGGGATTGTAACATTTTTTATGGAAACATTGCCGAACGGCATCAAAGCATTTGTATCAAAAGCGATTGACTTTTGGATTTGGTGGGAAACTCTTCCAATTCGAATAGTAATTTATCTAGCGCAGGTGATTGCAAAGATTGCTGCGTGGGTTGGAGATTTAGTTAGCCGAGCTGTAAGCGGTATAGCTGATTTTGTGAACAGTATAGTTAATGGAATTAAAGACTTGCCTAGCAAATTTGTGTCTATAGGTGGCCAGATAATCAGAGGTTTTTGGAACGGAATTCACGACAAGTTTAGCTGGCTAATGGATATGATTGGTGGTTTTTTTGGCAGGGTTAAGAGTAAGATAAAATCCTTCTTTGGTATCAAATCACCAAGCCGTTGGGGAGAAAAGGACATTGGTAACAATCTGATTTACGGTATTGCTAATGGTATCACGAGAAAGACCGCGTATGCACTTGGTGTCGTATCAGACTTTACTAGCAGCATAAAAGATCGTTTCGCAAGCGATATGCAAGGAGTTGAGGCTGACTTAACTGTAAACGGTGGCTACAATGGTTCAAGGCTAAAACGAGATGCAATAACGCTACCTCCAGGGGCAAGATATAATCAGATATCACGTAATGGATTTGGTGTAGGCGAGACAACCGTAATGCAGACAATTAATATCAATCAGCCTGTTGAGACTCCAGGCGAACATGCAAGAGTACTGAGAAGTGAAGCAGTAAAATTCGGATTGGCAGGTGCGATATGAGCAAAATGGT